GCGTTTGCATTTGCCATTCTAACGTACGGTTGAATTTCTTTGTATATCCATCTGTCATTCATCCAAACAATATTTGAATCTCTTTTCTTTTGTAAATCTTTTATTTCATCTTTGTTAAGAGGATTTTTATCTAAATCTCGATCTCTACCAAAACCACCGGTAATAGCCATTATTTCTCTTTGTTTTTCTGCTTTACCATATTGTACAATAAGATCACAAATTCTCGGTGGAATAATAGATTGAAAGTACCAATAATAATTAGATATATTCATAATTAATTGTTAAAGTTATATTTAAACTATTAGAAGTATTAGGTGAAAAAGAATATTTATTAGTAGCAGGAAACATTATAAAGTGATTATCTTTTATAGGTATATGCCAAGTTCTATTTTTTCTTCTGTTATCATCATATTCAATAATACATTCACAAGAACCTTCTTTAACATCAACACCATATATTAATGTATAGTCTGGTGAGTTACGTAAATCAACAGGATCAACTTGATGTCTTGTCCAAGACTTTTCTTTGGGATGCATAACATTACCGTGCATATTTTTTTGCACTAAAGTTCTACCGTAATCTAATCCCCAATGATCTCTAATATAATCTTGCATCCATTGTAGAGGTTGAGAAAAAGGTACAACATAATCATCAAAAGCATAAGCTCGTGGATTAGTGTTAATTTTTTTTTGTTTTACGTAAGATTCTATAATGTCGTTTCTTATTTTATCACGATCAATTTCAAAGCCTTTAGGCATTTGAATTTCACCTGTATAAAGACCTACTTCTGTTAATACTTTCTTTTGCATACCTATTTGATATGTAATTAACTCTAATTAAAATGTCAAGTAGATTAAGCTTTTCTATCTTCTATAGCCCAAGATTGGCCTGATTCATTCCAATCATATGCCCACATATGAGTGCTAGCTTCGTTTTGTGAAATTTGTTCTGCAGTTAATGCTGGAGCATCACCTATTGGTGATTGCCATCTAGCTTCTGATACATTTAATACCCAACTTGTATAAGGTTTTTTACCAATAAAAATATCATTATCTTCATCATAAGTCATACCTATACCTGCGTAGTTACCTCTTAACGGTGTTCCGCCGTCTTTGTGTTGTCCTCCTAATGTATTATAAGATGTTTTTTTCCAAAGAGGCCAGCCGTGAATTCTTTCCAAAAACTGTCTTCCTACTTCTTCATCTTCAACACCACTAGCGTTTTGACAATCAGAATCAGCTACAACGTGTACTGCTATAACTTTACTGTTTATTCCTAATTTTGCGTAATGTGCCATAATGTTTCTCCTTATATATTATTTTTAATTATCATTCAACTACTGAAATTTATATCTTATTATTACTACTCCGGAACCACCAGTAGTTCCTGCAAAAGAAGAACCCGATGATGGAGCTCCTGCTCCTCCTCCAGTATTATCTGTTCCATTATTTCCTGCTGATGGTGATGGTCTTCCGGCATCTCCACCTCCACCTGCTCCTCCTGTTCCACCATTTGCAGATGGGGCTGATGGGTGATAATAAGCGCCTCCGCCACCTCCTCCAGCTCTTGTAACTGCACTTCCTGAAATTTCTGTTGATACTCCAGCACCACCTGGACCACCACCTGTTGGACCTGCTGCTTGTGTACCTACTGCACCTGCACCTCCACCACCACCACCTTGTGAATCTAATCCACTTGGACTAGGGGCTGGACTTGAACCTCCATTATTTCCTTGTGGGGGAGATACTGGGGGAGTGTTACCTGTACCTGCTGTTCTATTCATTCCACCACCGGCCGCTCCACCACCTGAACCTCCAGGACCACCTGCTCCACTATTTGTACCCGGGCCTCCACCAAAACCTCCACCAGCAGAAGATATACTTGAAAAAACTGAAGTTACACCATTTGTACCTGGAGTTTCTGGTGCTGGACCAGGACTTCCTGGAGCACCTGTGCCTCCACCTCCTACTGTAATTGGATAAGCAGTTACTGATACTGGTAGACCTGCTGGTGCTACTAATGGACTTGCAGTATAAGGTGTTGCTGGTGTTTTACCTTCTCTAAATCCTCCGGCTCCTCCACCACCTGCTGAGTTACCACCTGAACTTCCTGAACCTCCCCCTCCACCAACAACCAGATATGAAACATTATTGTTAGCTGGAGTAGGTGCTGAATTAACTGTAAATGTTGAGTCAGAGTTAAAAGTGTGTATTCTAAAATCTCCTGAACAAGTAATTGTTCCACCACTTGCACAAATAAAAAGTGGAGCACCTTTAACTGTGTCATCAGTTTGTATATTTAACCAACCCTGTGTTGCATCAACGTAAATTAAAGTTATAGAATCGCCTTCTGTGCTTAATGTTGCATCTAAACACTCACCACCAAGTTTAGATGAATTTCTACCAACTGTAACATTATGAGTATCAAAAGTGTTAGCATAATCTTTTATTGAAACAATATCTCCAGCACTAGGACTTGCAGGTAAAGTTACAGTAACCACACCACCAGTCGTATTTACAAAATATCCTTTGCCACTTACAGAAGTAAATGGTGATGTCTTTGCTGTAGTACACCAATCAACAGTACCAGTTCTTCCAAAACCTGTTTGAGTTGCACCACAAGCCATTTGTATTGTTGTGCCCGACTTACCTAATGTAAGTGTGCTGCCTGTTCTATTTTCTATTTCGTTTACTTTTATCTTACTCATAATTTACCTAATTATTGAAATTTATATCTTATCATTACTATACCACTTCCACCTGCACCTGCAGCATTAACTGGAGCTGGTCCATAACCTGATCCACCTCCACCACTACCAGTGTTTGAAGTTGCTGAAGTTCCTGCTTGACCACCTGAAACTTGTCCTGATTGACCTGGATAACCTGGAACACCACCATTACCGCCGCCATTAGTTCCTGGTGCTGGTGTTCCTGGATATGGTGTATTAGCATTTGATCCACCGCCACCGCCACCACCGAAATACCTTGTGCTAGATTCTGGACCTGGTGTTCCGTAGCTTGGTGCTGTTGGTCCTATAAAAGGATCGGCTATATATGATCCTGCACCTCCTACTCCTTTTGAAGGATTGGGTCCACAACCTCCTGGGGCTCCGACTCCGCCTGCTCCTCCACCGCCACCACCAAAAATAAATGGTGCATTTTTGCTAGCACCTCCATTATTACCTTGTGGTGGACTAACTGGAGGTGTATTACCCTCTCCAAAATATTGTGTAGGACCATCTGCACTACCACCTGCTCCTGAACCTCCATCCATTGCAGCACAAGTTTTTTGAGCTTCAGCTCTACCTGTACCACCACCAGCAGAAGTTATTGTTGAAAAAACTGAATTATTTCCTTGGTTTGTACCTGTAGTTCCAGGTGACATCGGTGCTGTACCACCACCTCCAACTGTTATTGTAAGATTTGCTACACTGGCTGTTACACCTGCTGGTGCGTTTAAAGGTGAATTTGATCCTGGAGCTGTAGTAAACATTCTAAAACCACCTGCTCCTCCTCCACCACCATAACTTGTCGGACCTCCTGCTCCACCACCAGCAACTACCAAATATTCAATAACATTTGATCCAGCAACATTTCCTGCACCAGTAACATTCAAAGGTCCATCTGCTGTAAAAATATGTGTTTTAAAATCACCAACAGTAAGTGTAGTATTACCACCTGATGCAGCAACAAATTCGGCTGCTTGTGGAACCTGTGCAAAATCATCACTGTGAACAGATCTCCATCCTACAGTTCCATCGATATAAACTAAAGTTAAACCTTGACCTTCTGTTGATAATGTTAAAGTTTCTCCTCCATCTCCACCATTAATTTTTTCACTTCCATTTGGATCAATAGTTAAATTGTGTGTATCAAATGTATTATTATAATCTTGCACTGAAACAATTGCACCAGCAGAACCTGCTGGTAAATTCATTGTAAATGCACCACCTGCCGTATTACAAAAATAACCTTCGCCATTGGCTGCAGTGAAAGTTGCAGTTTTTACTGAACTTGTTTGCCAATCAACTGTTCCTGTTCTACCAAATCCAGTTTGTGTAGCGCCGCAAGCTAAAGTTATAGCTGTGCCTGGTCCACCTAATGTAAGTGTAGAGCCGCTTTCTTTTTCTATTTTATTTACTTTAATTGTACTTGTCATAATCTATCTTTAAGCTATAAATGTTCCGTCTCCTGTAAAAACTCTAATTGTATCTGATCCACAAGTTCCTGTAGTATTACCACCTGAAACAGATGGACTTGCATCCGCTGTTACGTGTCTAATAACAACTATTCCTGATCCACCATCGCCACTTGTTGGTATTCTTCCACCAGAACCTCCGCCTGTATTCGCAGTTCCTGCTGCTCCAGCGGCTCCACCACCGCCTGCTCCACCTGTGCCAGAGGCATAACCTCCGCCACCACCTGAAAAATATCTTCCTGGAGCTGGTCCCGGTGTGCCATAACTTGGGGCTAACGGACCTAAATCTGTAAACGGAGAACCATTACCACCATTATAACCACTACCCGCAGCTCCAGCGCCACCACCTCCTCCTGCTCCTGGAGCAGTTGCTGTTGGTGCACCTGGATTTCCTTGAGGTGGGCTAACAGGAGGTGTATTTCCTGCACCAAAACCTGAATATGACATCCCTGGAGGTGCTCCTCCACCTCCACCACTACCACCATCTTTACCTGGAGTATCTGTTGCTGTTGGTGATGATGATGGTCCGAATCCTCCACCTCCTCCACCAGCACTAGTTATTGTTGAAAAAACTGAATTTGTACCATTACAACCACTGCCTGCACCTCCACTTGGGTGTGCGTGTGCTCCACCTCCTCCAACTGTTATTGGAATAGATTGTCCTGATGTAACACCAAAAGTTTTACTTGCTACTGTTCTGTATCCACCACCACCTCCACCACCACCGTAAGATTCACCGCCTCCACCACCGCCAGCGACTACTAAGTATTGAACATTATATTGAGTATTTAAAGAATTACCACCAACATTTGCATCATTAACTGCTACCCAACCTTGAGGAGCACCACTATAAATTATTGTTGTTGATTGTCTTTCTGATGTTAAAAGTAAATCTTCACACCCACCATTTATTTTTGAGCTATTTCTACCTAACGTTAAAGCATTAGTATCAAAAGTTCCATTTACATCATTTATTGCAACTATATCTCCTGCAGATGGGGAAGATGGTAAAGTAACAGTCACTACTCCACCACTTGTATTAACAAAATAACCTACACCATTCGCTGCCGTAAAAGGCGATGTCTTTGCAGTCGTGCACCAATTAACTGTGCCGGTTCTACCAAAACCTGTTTGTGTGGCTCCACATCCCAAAGTTACACTTTGGCCTGATGTTCCTAAAACTACATTTGTACCAGGACCACCAACGGTAACCGTTGAGCCATTTTGTTTATCTATTTCGTTTACTTCTATTTTACTCATTAAACTATTACTAACGTCCCTGTTACTGTTATTGTAGCGGGAATAGTAATCGGTCCTGCAAGAACTGCATTTTCTACAGTTTGCGTTCCATCAATTGTTGCCGCTTGATTTGGTATAAATTCATTTGGAGATGTTTGACCTCCAATATATTGAATGCCATTTATTATTGCCGTCATTGTTCCTCCTACGAACTAATTGTATCGATGTACGAAAGAACCACGTCTAAACTACTAGCTGTATCAGAGACTGCTTCTAACGTATCACCATTAGCTAA